TCCCTGACTACCATCATACACAGCGTTACGAAGGTGTAGAGGACGTTCCAGCTACAACTGCGTCAGAGGAGTTCACAGCCAACGCCACTGAAGGCAAGCCTACGGTAGAGGTAATCACTCAAGACCAGATGTCAGAAGGAAAGACACTGGCTTTACAGGTTACTGATCCAAAGCATAGAGATTACGGCAAGCCCAAAGGCACTCGCGTACTTAACATTGCGCCAGCCAGAGGCGGCAAGATGCAGACAAACTCAAGCGAGATAACCGCTGGGTTGCGTCCTGACCAGTATGTAATGGGCGACGTAGACATGATGAACCCGAACGGGGACAACACTCGTTCTGGGACAGTACATGCACGCAAGTCGTTCCGTCCGTTGAACCCTGACGACGAGTTCATGTCATTCGGCGGGAACGTAGTGACTGGCGCACAAGCTGGTCGGAGCGAGCCAGTCATTCCAAACAGCATGGCAAACTTACCTAAGTCCCCACGGGCTAGGGAGAACAGGGCTGTTCATATCAACGAACTCGATGGCATGGAACTCAATGATGAGAACGCAACTGAAGCTCTAATGAGCTTGATGCCAGAGCCTATCCGCACAGGCAATATAAACACTGTCGGTAAGTTGGCACGTTACGCCGCCGAGATGGAAGATATTGAGTGGGGTTCATTCAAGACCATCGAAGAGTACGACTTCCACGTAGGCGCACTGCAAACAATCTACGATGCCATAGGTAAGTTCGCACCTAACGGTGTCAAACTTCCTAACCAAACTAGGCAGAAGTCCTACAAGAATTTGAACCAGATGATCGCTGGTAAGAACTCTAAAGAGAAGGGCGAAATACTAACCATATTCAATATGATAACTGGCTCTCCTAATAGGCAGGGTCAAGTNNTTCAAGATGCAATGCCGATCTTTGATGAGGGCAACAGCACTTACGGATACCACCAGCCAGGACGACTAGCAGAAGATCAGAACAACCAGATCGTCATTGGTACTTCTACCATGCAACCTGACGCTCTGAACTTTGCACATGAGATGGGTCACTGGGCATACCAGAACATTCTCACACCAAAGGAACGCATGGAGTTCTGGACTATCGCACGCGGCTACGTAGGCTCTGACGGAGCAGACAT